ACGATGGTGTTGGCGAGTTCGAGCCTCGCCCTTTTCTTGTCATCTCTCATTTGCCATCCCCCTTGCCAAGTTGCTTTACGATCTGATTTGCACCCGTTGCGGTGAGTCCGCTTGCTCCACCGATTACGATGGCTACGAGTAGGTTCTCGGCGGGTACGATGGCGGGGATTGCAAAGTAGCAAACCACACCGCAGACCGCTCCGAGGACGGTCGCAAGGATGGGAATAAATCTCTTGAATTTTTCGTTCTCCCCAACCGTATACTTGATGAGGTTGACAAGCCAATAAACGACTGCCGCAATTGCGGGTACGCTGATGAGTTCCAAGTATTGCTCCATAGGTTATACCTCCGTTTTGAAATACTTATTGCCGAGGGCGGTTGCCCAACCCTCGAACCAAATGCTGTCATAGGGTGGCAGGTCGGATGCCTTCTTTCGTTTGGTCGCTACGACCCACTCCCTGTACCAATATCGTGCTGCCGAGGGAATGCAGATAACGAATGGCATCAACGGTCCGAGTATAATATTCTGCACACCGTGTCCCGATTCGTGTCGCTTGATGGATGCCCCCGCGCCCTTGTTCACGACGAAGAATGCACCGAGTTCGACACCGCCCCATCCGCGTCCGACCTCGAAATAAACGAGTCCGTGAAAGGTTTTCGGCTTATGCCCGGTTGCCAACAGCACGAGGGCTGCGACCGCTCCAATGAGGGTCATTGGCAGTCCCCATGTAAGGGACAAAGGGACAGCACCCAAAATAAAATTGTGCGAAGTGTTTTCATATTTGCCTCCGTTATTTTTTCGCGTTTTGTTCCAAGAGAAATTCGTATAATTCCTCATCGGCTTTCTTGTACGCTTTGATAGCTTCTGCCATCTCTCCGTTGGTCTTGCCGTCTCGGATTGCTATGGCATCCGCGTAGGTGAGCTTGCCGACCGCATCAATGCTTTTGAGGATGAGAATGTTCTCCCTCGCCATCTCTTTATCGCGTTCGGCATCCTCTCGGTCTTTTTTGTCAAAGTACCGTTTGAGAAAGTAAAGCACCATGCCGCTGATGATGGCGCTTGTAATGCTTACGATTGTTGCTGTCATGTTGTTTCTCCTTATGCTGTTCGTTTCCACATATAACACGTGATGTAGGGTTGGAGGTTGTTATGCGAACCACCACCTCCCGTAGGCTGTGTCTCCGTGCTTTCGCCGATATTAGCACCGCCATTCGGTTTGTAGGTCATTTCTACCGCATAACCCGTTCTGCCGTTCAGCGAGTGATAAAATCCTTGGAGTCCCTCGGCTGTGCCTTGAGAGCCCGAATGCGTGTGAGACGGAATCTGTGCGGTTGTCAGGGTGACTGTTTTCGCACCGCCCGTCTTTTCTACTGTTGAAAAATCGGTGTCGCTTGTATTGACACCAACGGGAACGCGACCCGAACCCCATTGCGTCCAAGTGCCACCGAGGTAAGTGCCGGGGTTGGTGCTTGAAGTGCTGACTCGTATTGAGCCTACGGGGTAAAGATAATTGAGGAGGTCGGCTTTCTTGATGTATGGCGAAAGGTCAACGTCGCTCGGTATATCTTTGAGGTCGCTGTAGCTTCCCGTGGTAGCGACTGTCGCAAGTCCTGTTACCTTGCTTGCCGCTACGGAGGTGATTTTGGCATCGGTGACTGCACCTGACGCGATTTTTGCCGTTGTTACCGCACTCGATCCGAGTTTGGCGGATGTTACCGCTCCGCTACCGATTTTGGCGGATGTGACTGCCGCGTCGTCAATGTCACCTGTCCCGATCGTATCCTTAAAAGCCAATGCTTTGAGGTCTGCAAACCATTTTCGTATCTTACCGAAGGCTGATTGCACAGTCTCGGTCGCAGATATGTTGGTTCTTGAAGTTGCCTGTGTGCTGCTGACCGATGCATCTTGTACCTGCCCGGTCACGATTTTGGTTTCGTAGAGATATTGGGCGTTCGCCTCGATCTTGTTAAAAAGGTCGGAGGTTACTTGCTCCTCTGGGGTATGGTTTGTTGTAGGTGTAGTCCATGATGCCATATTTTATCCTCCTTATGCGGTTCGTTTCCACATATAGCAGGTAATGTACGGCTGCAAGTTGTTATGAGCTCCACTTCCACCTGCGCCGCCTGTATTGTAGATGTGTGCCGAACCGTTAGTACCCATATCGTAGTTGTATTGAATCTTATTGGATTCGTAGCCGTTTGTACCGATCTGGTTATCGATGGAATGCGAGTGGTATGGGATTTCGCCTATGAGAAGTTGGTGTGCTTTTTCGCCGCCCGTTTTCTCGACTGACGAAAAATCCGAGTCGCTCGTATTGACACCGACAGGCACTCGACCCGAACCCCAAAGGCTCCAAGAGCCTCCGAGGTAGTTGCCGGGGTTCGTGCTTGAGGTACTCATTCTTATAGACCCTACCGGGTAGAGGTAGTTGAGCAAATCTGCCTTTTTGATGTAAGGCGAGAGGTCAACGTCACTGGGGACATCTTCGAGGTCGCTGTAGCTGCCCGTGGTAGCCACGGTTGCAAGTCCTGTGACCTTGCTTGCTGCGACTGATGAGATTTTGGCATTGGTGACAGCACCGTTGTCGATGTCGGCTGTTGCCACCGATGCCTTGAATGCCATCGCCTTGAGGTCGGCAAACCACTTTCGGGTTTTACCGAATGCAGTCTTGACCGTCTCCGACGCGGCGATGTTGGTTCTTGAGGTTGCCTGTGTGCTGCTGACTGTGGCATTCTGTACTTGCCCGGTCGTGATCTTGGTATCGTTGAGGTACACCTCGTTTTCGGCAAGTACGTTGAATAAGTCAGCGGTGACTTGGTCTTCGGCTGTATGGGTTGTCTTTGGGTCTGTCCACGTTGCCATTGGTAGTCACCGCCTTATGCCGTCCTCTTCCACAGATAGCAGGTAATGAACGGAGGCATATTGTTGTGTGCCTGACCGCCGCCTATGCTTGTCGTTTCCACATCCGAAGTCGTATCAGAGCCGAGGGCTGTTACGACATTGCCTTGAATACGAGCCGCAATTGCTGTTCCATCTGTCGGAATGGTGGATGTGTGAGTATGAGCTGGGATTTCCTCGGTCGTGAGAGTATGGGTCTTTTCGCCGCCAGTGAGCTCAGCTGACGCAAAGTCCGCATCGTTCTCATCCACACCGAGGAGCATTCTGCCGTTGCCCCATCGCTCCCAAGTACCTCCGATGAGAGTGCCGGGGTTTTCGGCGGTAGTGGTTATCTTGATTGACCCCACGGGATAGGTGAAGTTGAGAATGTCGGCTTGCGTAAGTCCCACTCCCAAGTACGACAAGGCTGACCAAGCGTCCGTGCCGTTACCAATCTTCATCTTTCCCGTATCGTTTTCTATGCCAATCTCACCCGCGAGTAAGATTGGGTTTACCAAGAGCCAATTGGCGGCGGTGTCGTTCCTCTGTTGGAGCTTGCCGTTGATTGTTTTCTCCGCCATAGAAGCCCCTCCTTATGCGTTGCCGCCGTTAATCACGTAGGTGTCGGTCTCATGGAGAACAGTCGCACCGTCCGCAAGCTCTTTCGAGGTCTTCTTGGGAAAATTGGTATCGAAGTTGGCGGTGTCTCTTGCCTCGGTGTAATAGAGGTTATCGCCCTCTGCGACATCCGTGGTAGTGAGTACGACCTCTCCGACCTTACCATTGACCGAGTGAACCTTGCAATCGGGGCTCTTGAGTTCAAGCCAATTGCCTCGGTCGGTCGCAGGCTCCTGCTTGAGGATATAGGACTTATCCTCATCGGCGCGGATGGCTACGTCACCTCTCTGGGCGGCGAGTGCAAGCATCTCGGCTTCATCTGCAACCGCATAGGTCTCGGTGATTGCAAGAGGAGGAAGGACAGTGTCGGAGATTTTTCCGTTTGCACCAACCTCAACGAGGTTGCCGACCTCCGTGCCTACGTTTCTCGCTGCGGCCGTACCCGCATCGGAAATCTTTGCAAGGGTCAGCGTGGGGATGTCATCGGGGGTGAGAAGCTCTGCCTTGGTGATGAGTCCCTTTTCGTTGACGGTGAGCTTGGTAAACGTACCCGCCTCCGTACCCGTGTTCTTGAGAACGAGGGTGATTGTCGCATCGGCAGATCCGTCAAAGGTAGTCGCACCCGTTGCATCACCCACGAGCGAGATGGTTCTCTCGGTCTTGAGCTTCTGCGCTACGACCGCCTCTGCTACGACCACAATTTCCTCGGCGGTTACGAGTCTCTTCCACACAGCGGAAGTGTTCGAGGTAGCGATGAGCAGATGGATGGTCTTTTCGCTCTGATTGACCCAAAGCTCACCTACGTCATAGTTGGTGTCGGTGTCGGTGGGACTCGTATTGGCTACCACGATGTCATCGCTGACATACTTGAGTGCGGTATAGGTGCTGATGCCGTCACCGATTTTCATCTTTCGGGTATCAATTTCGATACCCACCTCGCCCTTGAGAAGGACGGGATTGGCGGCTTTCCAATTCGCCGCCGTGTCGTTTCTTAATTGGATTTTACTGTCCAAAATTCTTTCAGTTGCCATATTTCGCTGAACCTCCGTTTATAATTTTGATTTGCGTGAAGTCTGTTCCTACACAGACATATTGCCCGGTTGTTTCGTCCCAACGATAGGAGGCATTCTCTTTGACATCGATATAAATGACCGATGCGTCTCCTCGGTTGGGAAATGCATATTTGCTCTGGTACTGTTGAGGTTTGAGCTTGACCTCGATGGTACGAGTTTTGTTGTCCACGAGGACTGCGACTGTGTCGTTTTCGATGCCCTCATAGGTCTTGGTAATGGTACGGAACGGCTGCACGTGAATGCACTCGCCGCATCCGCTTTTGCACTCTTCACTCATTTCGCAACCACCTCCAATTCGTTTTTGACGAGAGTGTATATTTCCTCGCCGATTCCTTCAAGGTTGACCGTGAGCTGCATTTGATAATGCAGACACGGTAGTATCCCTGTATCCTCGGCGGTAAGGTGTACGAAGAAGTTATCCTCGCCCTCTTTCACGATCTCGCCGGGGTAGGTCTTCGTGAGGATAGGCTTTCGGTTCTTTCTTCCAATGCTGAACGTCAGGATGTCCTTTTCCGTGATTTCGTATTTTTCATCGTCTATCACGGGGAGTCCGACGTGAAAAAAGGCGATGCTGAAAGCCTCGCCTTGTACAATGATTCGCTTTTTTCTTCCCATAATCTCTCCTATACTTTTCGACCTCGCGTCTCCTGTTTCAGGCCGCCGTCGTATGTGAATTTGTTATATTCGCACACGAACTGCCCCTCATCACCGAATCGATCCTCGCTCTCGTAGACGTCTCCGAGACGAAGTCCGGGGTTGCCTCTCCAAGTGTTGGTTACAACACCCTCGCCAGCTCGCATTTTGGAAAGTAGGACACTACCGATATACTCGGCGTGTTCCTGACTTTGCACAAGTTCGCTTGCGGGATGAGTATATTCAACCACACCGTAGTTGCTGATGCTGTCCTCATCCCGTACCGATATGGTCGTGGAGTTGACCTCGACAGCATTGCCCGATACTGTAATGAGAGCCGATGCGGTGCTTGCCGAGTTGTTTCGGATGGTCATCGTGCAAGCGTTGACGCCGCTCTTGAAGTTGCTAATATGAACACTCGCATTATCGGATATCGCTGCGGCATATGCCACCTCCGAGGTGTAGTTGAGTGCGATGGTTCGGCTCTCGTAAGGGTCGAGGATCACACTCAATTCGGCGGTGTCGATCAGGTCATCGGATATGGTTATCTTGGAGTAGTCCACCGTGATGCTGTTTGCAAACTCGGTCAGGGTAATGTTCGACACATAGGAGAACATATTGCCGGGGTGGATTCGTATCGAGCTTTGGGTTGCTATCGCCCCCTCGGCTCTCACGTTTGTTCTATTCTCACGGTCCATAAAGATTCGGCACAGCCCCGCATTCGCAATCTCTTGGAGTGCGTCCCATATTGTGGTCTTGGGGATGAATGCCATCTCTACGATGATGTCTTTGAGTTCATTGGAAATCTTGTAATCTGCAGCGGTCATTCCTGCCTGTCCCAAGATATCCTCGGTGATTTCGTATAGCGACACGTTGGCGGTGAGCGGGAATCCCATATAGGTCTTGCTCTGGAGACGGAGGAGCTTATCCACCGCCGAGCATTTGACCCATTGCGTATCTTGGCTGACGTTCCATTCGTCCGAGTAGAACGTGCCGAGCTCTGTCCACTCGACCTCTCCGTCCTTTTCGACCCCTATGCTCGGCTTGAGCTTTCGGTCGAGAATGAGGAGCGACCGCAAGTAGCCTTTGTCGAACTTTCGGTCGGCATTGTGTAGGCTGACGGTCATTGTGTCGGAGTTAATGTTATAGTTTCCGTCCGCAGAGCCGAGTTCCTCTCCGACCTCGAACATCTGCAATCCGTCTCCCTCGTAGATTTCGAGAAGCTCTTCATAGAACTGCATAATCTTGGCACAAGCGTTCGGGGTACTCCATTTGCTGATTGTCAGCCTGACCGATGTGATGTCATCTATCGTTGGTTTGAGCGACACCTCTATTGCGGTATTTCCCGTTACTGTATCCGTCCGAACCGTAGTGCCGTTTCGCTTGTATGCGACCGTGAAATCCACGGGGTATTGATTGAGTTTGCTGTCTCCCTTGATCCTCCAAGAGATTATCGGTCTTTGCACGAAGGTCAGCTCGATGAACGGCTTGTTTTGGAACACACCGTTGGCATCACAAAGACCTCCGCTCCACCACCCAAGCACGATGGAATCTCCCATCATTTGGTATGACCCGTCCATCGTGCTGTGTCCGTCCATCGTGCAAGCCTTGACGGTCGGAATGTTGTATCCGAGATAGACCTCGTTTGGGTGGCTGATTTCGGAGTTACCGCTCTCCGTGGTGTCGATATCTTTGCTGATATCGGCATCGCTATAGGTTATTTCTACCTTACCGTAGACCTTGCGGGGGTTGCTTGAATAGTCCATAGCCACCTCCTCATCGTTCTTTGAACGATATCGTCACAGTTTTCCAAACGAGCTCGCTCCGCGACCAATTATAATGCGGCATATAGGCGAGTCCTTCGCCCCTTGCCGTCATGGTCACGAGCTCACCCGTTTCTCTGTCGTGAAAGGTAACCTCGGTAAAGGCTGTGTGTTTTGTTTGCTCGGCAAGCGTCTTCATATCCGCTTTCGAGAGGAAGTCCCAAGTACAGTCGAGTTTTCGCTTTTCGCCGATGATATCGACTACCATCGTACCGTCCACCGTTCTCTCGGCTTTGTCGAGGTTTTCGGTGGACACGGTTATCTCGGTCGGTGCTTTGATGAGCTTGCCGTTGACCTTGAAAAAGTCCATCGTTATCCCTCCTTGAGTGTAATGCCGTGTCGCTTGTATTCTTTGTTGAGTTTCGGCACGATGAGTCTTGCAAAGGTCTGTCCGTCAATCTCCAAGACGAGTTCGTCTCCGTTCTCGCCACCCTCACCGCCGGGTGTACCCAAGCCTTGGAGCAGACCGTTGAGGAGCTCTCCGTAGGGACTTGCTCCCGTGCCGACCATTGCTCGGTTCGGACTATTGTTGAAGTTGAGGGCATTTGCCACTTGCATTGCGGCTCTCTGGATGAGCGGAATGTCTTCGTACATCCCCTGTGCCATCATATCCATAAGGTTCGGAATCCATTCGTCTGCCGTATGACCCGGTCCCTTTTTGGTAGGCGAACCGAAGCCGAGGAAGTCCTTGATGGACTGTCCGATCTCCTTGACTCCGTTTACCACGGAATCCCAAGCCTTTTTAATACCGTCTGCGATATTTTGAATCAGGTTTTTTCCCCAATCAAAGGCTTGCGTGAACATATTTTTGAAGAAGTCACCTATCGAGGAGAAGAGCGAGGTTATCTGCTCCCATATCCACGAGCAGGCTGACTTGATGCCCTCCCAACAATTCACGAAGAACTGCGAGATGCCGTCCCATGCGGACTTGAAAATGCCGACTATCGTTGAGCCGAGATTGCCGAAAAATTGACCCATCGCATCGCAGAAGCCTTGGATGAATTCCCATATTCCAAGGAATACGTTTTTAATCGCCGACCATAGGTTGATGGCGATATTTTTCATATGCTCCCAAGCCTCCGACCAATCTCCTCGGAGCAAAGCACAGACCATCTGCACTACCGAGCAGACCACCTCTCCGATGTCGAGTACCGCCATAATCAGCGGTCCGAGTGCGGAGATGACGCCCGCTATCACCGAGGAAACCACACCGTATAGTGTCATCACGATTCCACCGATGAGCTCGAAAACGGGCTTGAGGGTTTCGTAGAGTGCCACGAGTGTGTCCCACAGCGAGAGGAACAGTTGCTTGACCTTTTCCCAAATCGGGCGGACATAGGTCAAAAATTTCATCACCGCATCGGCTATCACGTTGAAACAGTTGATGGCGATATTCCAAATAAAGGTGAACAGTTGCTTGACCACGTTCCAAATTGCGGCTCCGTGCGTCTCCCAAAATTCGAGAATAAAACCAACCGCGTCAACGATTATGTCGACCACGATTCCGAAGACTTGCTCTACGATTGCCCATATTTTTGAGAATACCTGTTTGAAGCATTTCCATAGGGTTTGTAAAGCCTTGGTTACATTTTTGATGATTTTTTCGCCGTTTTTGCTCCACCAATCCTTGAT